TGACGCAGCTCGAGGAGTGCGCCGAGCTCGCCGCGGAGTCGGGAAGCTGGCAGGCGGTGTCGGCGCTGAAGCTTCGGGCGCTCCAGACGCGCTCCGACCTGGACGCCGCCATCGAGAAGGCCAACCGCCCCGACGAGAGCATGAGCGACGAGCAGCTCCTCGGCATCATCGTGCAGGCCGTGGCGCAGCTCCCGCCGCAACACCTAGAGCGCATCGAGGAAGCGGTCGCCATCCGGCGCGGCGGGGCCCCCCTCCGGCTGGTGAAGACAGGGACTGACGACGCATGACCGTACACGTCCTCTCGCTTTCCGGCGGCAAAGATTCCGTAGCCGCGGGCCTCCACCTGCGGGAGCAGGGCATCGAGCACGCGCGCGTATTCATGGACACGGGGTGGGAACATCCCGACCTCTACGCTCACCTCGACTACCTTGAGCGAGAGCTCGGTCACATTGAGCGAGTGATACCCCGTCTTCCGGAGGTCCGCGCAGACGTGGTGCCACGCGTCGCGGATATCGAAGCGCTCGTCGGACGGTCGCCATCGGCGTTCGTGCGGTGGGCGGTCCACAAGGCGATGTTCCCGAGCCGGATGCGCCGATATTGCAAGCAGGAACTCAAGGTCCGCCCGTTCCTGCGGTGGGTGGACACGCTGGACGACGATGTCGTTAACGTCGTCGGCATCCGTGCAGAGGAAAGCGCCTCGCGTGCGAGGCTTGCGGAGCGGGAGCCGATGTCCGGCGCCGAACATGTCGAGGTGTGGCGTCCGTTGATTCGATGGACCGAGGCCCAGGTCATTGAGATCCACAAACGGCACGGGATTCGACCGTGCCCGCTCTATTTGCGTGGGTCAACGCGTGTAGGGTGCTGGCCGTGCATCCAAGCCAACAAGGGGGAGCTCGCCGCGCTTTCCCGCGACGACCGTCGCGTGGCGGCTATCGAAGCGCTGGAGGCCCTTGTCGAGGACCTCGCGGCAGAGCGCACGAGCCGCTCACCGCGGTCGATGTTTCAAGCCCCGATCCCCGAGCGTGTCGATGGCAAGCCAGTATACCCGTGCTGGCCTATTGCCCGTGTCCTCGAGTGGGCGCGTACCGCGCGCGGCGGGCGCCAAATGCAGCTGGGCGGCGGTTTGGGCCAGGATGCCGGTTGCTCCCGCTGGGGCCTTTGCGAGATGGAACCATGACCCTATCAGCCCTCGCGCGTGCGGCAGACACCCTCCAGCGCAGGGCAGTCGCGGACCCCCTCGCCTACTTCAACCCGACGCCCCCGCAGCTGGCGTTTCTGTCGAGCTCCGCCCCGATCAAGTTGGCGCGGTCGGGGAATCAGCTGGGGAAGACGACGATGGGGCTGGTCGACTGCATCTACCGGTGCCTCGGCAGCCATCCCTACACGCTGGTCCGCGCTGCACCGATTGAGGCGTGGGTGGTCGTCGTGTCATGGGAACAGAGCCTGTCGATTCAACAGAAGCTGTGGAACCTGCTCCCCAAGGACGCTATCGACCCAGAGACTACGTACACCCCAGGGCGGGGCCTGAAAGGCAAGACACCCGTGGTCCGCTTCCTCAATGGGAGCGTTCTGAGAATCCGCACGGTGAACCAAGGTGCCCTTGCGCTAGCGGGTTCGACTATCGACTACGTCATGATCGACGAACCGCCCCCGCAGGCCGTCTGGTCCGAGCTCGTACCGCGCGTCATGCGCAACCGCGGGCGCATCGCCGTCACGTTGACGCCCATCGGCGCGCCGCTCGGATGGCTGCGCGATCTGGTGGAGAAGCGCGTCGTCCAAGACTTGCACTTCCCGCTGACGGTCGAGAACACTACGCCCATCGGTGGACGTCCTCTCCTGACGCAGGAGGACATCGACCGCCTCGAGGCGCAGATCCTCCCGATGGAGCGACGCCAGCGCATTCACGGCGATTGGGACGCGGGCTTCTCCGAGGGTCGCATTTTCGCCGGGTTCGACCCCGTCGCGCACGTCTCGGATCTTCTGCCCGAGGGCGAGTGCCAGGTCGGTATCGGCATTGACCACGGGTCCGAGGGCGGGAGTCAGGTCGCGACCCTTTGCGTCGTTTCTCGCGAGGGGGGCGTGGAAGGCAACCCGCGCTTCTGGATCTTGGACCAGACCATCAGCAACGGGACGACCACGCCCGAGCAGGACGCGCGCGACATCCTGAACATGCTGCGCCGGAACAACATGCGCGTGGAGTCCGTCGACAGGTGGACGGGTGACCGCAAGCATGGCGGGCGTCGGTGGGGCGGGAAGAAGAGCAACGCGCTCCTGATGCAAGGTTTCGAGCGCGAGCTGCGCCTTCCCATCGGCTCGCTCGGGTTCCGCATCCACACGGCGTGGAAACCCGCCGGCTCGATCTACGAGGGTGTCCGCATCCTGAACTCGGCGATGCTGCGCCACGATCTGACGGTGCACCCGAGGTGCAAGCAGCTGATCGAGGACCTAAAGATGTGGGACGGCGCGGACGACGAGCACAAGCACGGCATAGATAGCCTGCGTTATGGTGCGGTGGAGCTCGTCACGCGACGGCTATACGTCCCCCACGCCGTGAGGATCGGATGAACGTCCCCGTCATCAGTTCGGACGCCTACGAGGTCCGTCGCATCGAGCACACCCGCCTGCGTCGCCGTCTCCTCGAGGGCACGTGGGAGGAGGACCTCCACAACCGCCTCCAGATCCATCTGGGCACGGTTCGCAAAGCGGCGTGGGGCTACCCCGACATGTCGAGCAACATCTTCCGGCAGATCGCGCGGGCGTTGAGCGCCCTCTACGTGATGCCGCCCGATGTGACGCACCCGGTGATGCGGAACGCCGAGGCTCTCGCCGAGACCATCTCGCGGTCTGGCCTATGGTCCACGATGAACCGTTTCCAGCAGCTAGTGGTCGGGTGCCGCGAGTATTGGCAGCGCGTGCACGTGACCGCCGACGGACGCCTCACGTTCCGTCCGGTGGCACCTGACATGACCACGGCGCGGTCGTTCGCCGACAGGCCCGACTACCCCGTCTCAGTGCACGAGCTGCGCGAGCGCCTCGACGAAAAGGGCCAGCCCCGGTGGACATGGGACGTGCTGGACATCTCCGACCCAGAGAACCCGATCTACCAGGTGCGCGCCTACATCGACGGCGGCAAGGTCGGGGAGGACCTCTCGCAGGTCTACCTCGGCGGGAACTACTCCGGCGCGCCGTACCCGTACCGTCGCAACGACGGGCGCCCAATCCTGCCATACGTCCTGTACCATGCGGAGCGCATCGGCGACCGCTTGTGGGATGCATGGGAAGGCGTCGAGGTCGTGGAGGGCTCGCTCAACGTCGCGGTCGCGATGTCGATGCTGTTTCACGCCATCAAGGACTCGTCGTGGCCTCAGCGGTACATCGTCGGCGCGGAGCCGCAGGGCGGGACCATCCAGGGCGACATCGCTGCCGCTCGTCGGGAGGTCGTGAGCGACCCAGCTACCGTGCTCATGCTGCGCGCCGTGGACGAGCAGCAACCCGTCATCGGGCAGTGGCAGGCCGGCGCCGACGTGGCCAGCCTTGAGGCTACCATCAGTTCGTTCGCCAACCGCCTCGCGCAGGACGCGGGCGTCTCGCCTGCCGACATTCAGCGCATGGGCGGGACGGCGCGTAGCGGGTATGCCATCCAGCTCTCGAACGAGGGCAAGCGCGAGGCGCAGAGGTCCTACGCGCAGTCCTTCCGCGCCTCCGACGAGCAACTCGTGATGACCGCGGCGATCCTGTTGAACCGCGTCCTCGGCACGCAGTACCCGGAGGGCGGGTACTCGGTGCAGTACAGGTCGATCCCGTTGTCTGGTGCAGAGCTCGACGCACGCAGGAAGCACGCGCTCGAGTTGCTGGATGCTGGGCTCATGACCCGCGTCGAAGCTCTGCGCCTCTTCGATGACTCCCTCACCGAGCAGGACGCCGCCGCGATGCTCGCCGAGATCGACGCGATCAACAAGGCGCGCGAGGTGGCCGAAGAAGCCGCGGAGATGGAGGAACCGGAAGAAGAGGAGGGCGACGCCCCCACCTCCGAGGAGGAGATGGCGCCGACTGCCGAGATGGATGCCGGAGAGGCAAGTGCCGGTCGTCAGTGAGCGCCAGCGCCGCTATCTGGCGGCAACGCACCCCGATGTGCTGCGCCGCTTCCTTGAGGAAGGGGCCCGCGCAGGGTTCCGCGCGCCGCCGGCAGTCGCGCGTGAGGCAAAGCGCGGTCTAGAACTGCGCGAGAAGTTCAACCGAGGCGGCACGCCCATCGGGGCACGCCGCGCGACTCAGCTTGCCAAGCGCACGGTAGTCTCAGTGGAGACCATCCGTCGCATGGTGGCATACTTCGACCGACACGAGATCGACCTGGAGGCCCCCGCGGCACGTCCAGGCGGTCCCGGCTACCCCTCCGCGGGTCGTATCGCCTGGCTACTTTGGGGCGGTGACTCGGGACGCGCATGGGCAAGGCGCATCCTGCGGGCCTACCAAGCAACCCGCAAGGAGTGACCATGCCCGACGATACCGTGACCCCCGACGATGTCGGCACCTCGCGTGCCGAGGAGCGCATCCGCAGCCTGAGCGCCGAGCGCAAGCAACTCCGCGAGCAGCTCGCCGAGCTCCAGAGCCGCTACGACCAACAGGCCGAGATGGTCAAGCAGGCCGACACCTACAAGGCGACCGCCGCCGAGTGGGAGACGAAGTTCTCGCAGGCCCGCACGCAGTGGGAGACGGAGCGCGAACTGTTCTCCCGCGGCATTACCGACCAGGAGGGCATGGACTTCGTGCGTATGGCGTACGACCGCCTCCCCGCGGAGGGTCGTCCTCCTCTCGGTGAGTGGCTGACGCAGGCCGACAAGCTCCCGAAGGCCGTGCGCGCGTACATGCCGGAGGCTGGCGCTCCTCCCACGCCTGCCGCTCCCCCGGCGCCGCCTCCTCCCGCCGCCAATGCGGGCGCGACGAACGCCCCGAAGGGCGCTCCGTCGCAGTATTCGCCGGAGGCCATCTCTCGCATGAGCCCTGCCGAGTACAAGGCCGCTCGAGCTGCGATCCTCGGGCTGGACCGCTAGCAGCTGGACGCGTGCGCGTAGGCGGGCGATGCGCTAGTCTACGCGTACCCGTCGGGTCGAGCCCCGTAACAGCGACGCCGGGATGACGATCAACCATCATCTCAGAGGTACGCCACAATGGCTCTCACCGAATACTCGACTCTCTCGGGCAACGCCCGCGTCGCCGCCGTCCTCGCTCAGGAGATCGTGCTGAAGCTCGCCGACCGCGCCAGCCTGCACAACCACCCGAGCCTGATCAACTTCGGCAACATGGCGGGCCGTGGCTCCGCGGCGCTCCAGGTCCCCATCGTCGGTCTCGACGGGTCGGACCTGCTGAGCTCCGCCGCCGACGGCGCGGTCGTGGCGAACACCACGCTCACCTCCACCGCGGCCACGCTGACCATCGGGCGCTTCGCGCTCCGCTACGACTTCACGGACCTCGCGGGCCTCACCGACTCCATCGGCCTGACCGCGCAGCGCCTCGCGGAGAGCATGGTCGGCAGCACGGTCATGGCGTTCCAGAACGCCCTCTGCGACGTGACGGACGGCTTCACGACCACCGCCGGCGTCTCGGGCGTCGACATGAGCGTGGATGACTGGTACT